ATACCGTTTAATACTCCAAAAGATTGTACAAGTTTTAAACCGCCCACAGCGATCATACCAGCCGCAAGGCCTTGGCCAGCTGCTCCTTTTACAAACTTAGGTAAGAACAAACCAACTGCAACTGGAACTGCTGCTTTGATTTTGTCGTTAACTGACGATGGTAATACTTTACCAACTAATTGTGCTGCTGCTGCTCCGGCTACTGTATAAAGTATGCTAGACGCTGCGCCGCCCACTTTACCCATACCAGACATACGACGACGTCTGTGAGTAGCTTTTTTGTGTGCTTTTCTTCTACGCATTTTTTTTGTTTTTAAATTATTGTGAAGTTCTTATTAAAAAGTTTTTTTTAATTGTGCTGCGTGCGTTTTTAATTCGTTTCTAGCATCAATTAATTTTTTCTTTACTCTTTTTACTCTTGCTTTTTCACCAGCAGATAAACCTTTAAAATTATCGCTAACCTTTCTTAATGCTGCATCATATAATTTAACCTCTTTCATAGTATTTTTATACTTATCAATAGATCCAATCATATGTTTATGCTGTAATTCGTCTAACTGGTTAACTTGATCCTTTACTTTATGAATCTTGTTTAATACTGATTGCTCACTAATTGGCTTACGTTTTTTTGTTGTTGCTCCTATTTTTTTTGCTGCTGCTTTTCTTTTTGCTTTTACTTTTTTTAGTGCGCTTGCAATTTCTTTTGCAGTATCTTTAAAAAATGGTTTACCTTTTAGATGTTCAACGCCATCATTCATTATAATAAATCTATCATCACCTTTATAATAATTAGCCTTTTTTAAAGTTACATTACCTACTTTTTTAGGTGCTGCCTTTTTTACAACTTTTTTAGCTGCTTTTTTAGGTGCTGCTTTCTTTTTAACTGCTTTTTTCTTAGGTGCCGCGCCTACTTTTTTACCATAAACGTGAGCAAACGCTTCCTTTAAAGAAACGCCAGTTTTTTTTCTGTATTCAATAGCTTTTTTAAAATTTGCTTTTGCTGTTTTTTGTGCTGCTGTCATTATTTTTTCATTTTTGAAATTGCAAAAATACCAGCCCCAACAATAGCTAGTGTTACCCAAATATTCATTCCAGCTTTAGTTGATCCTGGCATATTAGATCCTGGCATACCAGATCCACCGCCTTTTGATTGTTGTAACAATTCTGCTGCTTCTGCACCAAAACCGCCTCGGCTTAATTTGTCTGCAACATCTTCTATTGTTATAGTTCTATTAAACCAAGTAGAACGTCCTAAAATATTTTTAGTTCCGTTCGCCTGGATATATCTAACAATGTTTAACGCTTCATTTTGTACGCTGTCGCCGTCATTAATTACCCAGTTAATAGCATTTGTACCTATTGGCGCGTTAATTCTTCTATCACTTGCGTCATAACCTTGCCAGTCATTAGGATTTGGCTTATTTGCAAATAAGTTTACTAAACTACTTACAGCATCAAAAGCTAAATTTACTGGATTTGCTGTATCTGCTGCCTTTTTTCCAGTATCTGTAAAAGTTTTAATAGTATCCCAAATATTACCCATACTTGGTAAATCTTGAAGTGCAACAGTCGCTTTATTAATTGCAACCTTATATTGCAATTCCTTACTTGATCCTGGTGTAATTACTCCAGCTTGCAAAAGTGTATCGCGATCTCGCACAAGTTTATCTCTATATGCTGTAATCTCGGAACGTTGGTCGTTTGTAGTATATCCTACGCCGCTAAGTGCAATTAGTGCCATTTTTATTTTTTTATCTTTATAAAAACTTGGTTGTCTTTTTTCGTTAAATCTATTTAAAACTGGATCAATCCATATTTCCCTCTGTGTTCCTGGATACATAACAGCAAAAACGTGTTGTGGCTCCCTTGAACTTTCTTTATATCCAGCAAACCTAAATGCTAATGGTATTTTAAAAATTCCTTTTCTGTTTAAGCTATCTAGTATTCCATTTGCAAATAATGCGTAACTTTTACAATCACCAGGCATTGCTACAATAGCACTTGGACTTCTTAAAGTTTGATTACTTGTGCTTTCAATATAATAAGGAACATTTGATTTTAAAAAATTCCAAATATTACGTCCGGTTTCAAGTTCACTTTCCCCGACAAAATTATTACTAATTTTGTCGTATTCCTTTTCCCACTTATAATGCGTGTCAACAATTCCGTTTATTATGTCCGTAACTGTTTGATCCGAACTAACAACCCTTTTATAATTTTTAAAAGGCGCCAGCTTTTCTAAAACTGCCGCTTTACTAACCATAAAAATTGTAATTTATATCAAAAGGTAAATAAATACCGTCAACTACTGCCGTACCAGTCAATTTAAAATTGGCCGATTTTGTCCTAATTATCTCACTAATTGCATTAACAGCCCCGCTAAACGTCGTTACAGCTTGCAATGGTAAAACTACCTTGCTGTTTGCTTTTATGTCCGTTTTTTCATTATAATATACATCAGCAATTTTTTGGCCACTAGCCAAAAATAGTTCTGCATTAATATTTGAAATTGTTGTTGAAATATTGGTTGGATTGTAAATAGTTACGTCCAAATTGATTTCAGGGTTTAAAAAGCTGCCGCCAATACCAATTTTAGTAATCAAGAAGCTAACGCCTTGACTAAAACGGTATTTTCCATATATCCACCAAATTGCTGCGGCTCCGACTAGGACGCCCACCCATTTTTTAGCTGTCATACCTTACAAAGTTACGAAAAATTGTTTGAAAATCAAACAAAAAAAAATTTTTTTAAAAATAGTGTGTGTTGGTTAAACTTTTAGTTTAAAATTTATTATCTTTGTACCTCTGGTAAAAAGATAAAAATTAAACCACCTATTTTAAACCACTTAAACCGGTTTAAATTATTTTCTTTTCACCTTTATTTTAAACCACTATTTAAGCGATACATACCAGGCACAAAAAAACCAGCGCTAGGCTGGTATTTTGGCGGCGTGCTGGGTTGCTGCTGTGTTTTAATTGTTCAACCAGACGCGGCAATAAAATTTTTTCGTTTTTTTCTCGTATAAATTTACATAATGTCCGCCAACTTTTCGGGCAAAATCAATAAAATTTTCTACTCTGTTTATATTTCTGTATTTTTTTGGGGTTGTGTTTTTATGATCCTCAAAAAAAATAATCGCTGTATAATATTCCATTTTTATATATCTTTGTAACGAAAGGAAAATAAAGCAGTTAATTAGGGTTAATTGTTTTGTCCAGGCGGTCAAATTTTTGGCCGCTTTTTTTTGCAACTAACTTTAAAAATTCTATGTCCTCGGGCTGTAATAAAACGCCGTTGTATTCTATACGCCAGTTAGCGCCTTTCTTTACTAATTTAAAATGTTTTTGCATTAACATATAAGCAATAAAGCGTTTAGTATCTTTTCTCATATAGGTTTAATTCGTTTTTATAAATGTATTTTTTATCAATCCATATTTTACATAATTGCTTAGCCCAGTTCATACCTTTTGCATTTTGTTCCTGGATCTCGGCAATTAAATCTTTATACGCAATAGGGCCGTAAATAAGCTGGTTTATTATATTTTTGTGGTCTAGTTCAGTAAATTGTTTTGGATGTTTAATTTCAGGCTTTTTGCTTTCACCTTCAATTTGTATTTGTTGCCAGTTGCCGCCAATATTCATAAGTACGACCGGCTCAAAATCTTCACTGGATCGTAAAAATCTAGGCTGTAAAGTAAAGGTCTTTTTATCTTTGTCTTTTATTATTTCTAAAGTACTAGAAGCCCAACGATCACAATTAGATCCCAGGTGTCCTAATGTTTGCGCGCCCAAGCCTTTACCCTGGTGAAGTACGCCAACAAATAGACAGTTGTAAATTTTAGTCAATTTTTTAAACCAGTTAACTAACTTGCGGCTTTCTATTTCGCTGTTATAATCAAAAATAAGATCAAGTAAACCATCAATAATAACAATCGGACAATCTTTGTTGTTTTCTAAATAATTAACAATTAAGGCCCTTATTTCTGCTGGGCCATCCTCTCGCACAGTAAAGCAATCCGCCCAGGACGGTAAATTGTTTAAATTGCTAAAATGCTTTATTTTATTAACTTGTCTGTAAAAATCGTAGTCGCTGCTTTCAGTGTCAAAATAGGCTATTTTTCGCCTTCCTTCTGGAAAGTGTACTTTCATACCAAAAACTTCGTTTGGTTGAAATGCTGAAGCAATAACGGCTGCTAAAAAAGTACTTTTGCCGGCCTTAGGCAATCCACTAAAGACAATAAAGTTTTGGATAGTTCCAATGGGTTTATCGTCAATAGTGAATATTACCTGGCTTTGTGAGGGGATATGATCGGGCTTGTATTTTCTTAGTGCTAGTTTTTCTTCTAAAGTTAATTTGTTTTGTCCTTCTGTCATTAGATCCTTTGTAAAAAAGCAGTTAATACAGCTGCAATAATTAGGGCAATTACAGCTTGTTGATTGTTATTGTATTGCAATAACTGGGCTAATTTCTTTTTCATCTTGTAATTTTTCTAGGGTTAAAAAATATTCGTCTGCTAAAATTGTACATTCTTTTAAAAGTGTTGAAAGTCCTATTTTACTATGATTGTTTTGCATCTCTTTAGCGCAAAGTATCTGTAATAAAACGTACTCGTATTTTGACATACCAGGGATAGGGGCAACTAATCTGCCAAATTGATCCTGAATAGGCATACAAGGCATAGCTGGGGCATTTTTATCAATTTTCATTTGTTTAGTTTTTTATAATGTTTGTAATTTCAGCTATAATTTTTTTGGCTTCCGGTGTATTTGTGCTATGTGCTAGCGCGTCTGTTGTATGGTAACCTAGTTGGCTATTTAATACAGTTACGCCTAGATCTCTAAATCTTTGGTAATATTTTTGAGCATTAGCATAACTAGCGGCTTTACTTAATGATCCACTCCAGCCATACGATCCCACAAAAACATAAAGTTTTGCATTAGGAAATTTTTGTCTTAATGTTTTTACCAATAAATCTAAATTATCATTTTTTGAAAATTGACCATTTGTGCCTATTGATATAAAAACATTTTTAACGTCATAAGTTACTGGGTAAGTGTTTAAAGCGTTTATAAGACTAGAAACAAACCAACCGCCTTTAGCAAGTAATTTGTCTGTTACTAAATTACTTATCCTTGATCCAATACCTACGGCGTGGCTATCACCTACCATAAAATTTCGTTTAATAACTGTTGGCTCTGTTTTTTTACTGGTTAATTTACTTACAATAAAAAATAAAGCGCCAAAACCTAGTGCAACTTTTAAAAGTCTTTGTGAAATCTTTGTCATATTATAGTGTTTTATTTGTTTCAATTTCTTTATGTTCCTTTATAGCAATAGACAAATATTTATTATTTGCTTTACTAATTTTTACCCAGCCAGCAATTTCAAATAATTTGCCGCTTTCTTTAAAATAGCCCTGGTAATCAGGTTGCTTTTCGTTTTTTTTGTTTTCTACTTTGTTCATTGATCCAAAGCCGTCGGCTAAGTCTTTTAAATACTCGTTTTTCATTTGTTTGGTTTTAATAAATGATAAAATTTAAAAAGGTAAAAAAGTATATAAGCTCCGCTGTATGTCATTAAACATACTGGTATGCTTATTATTATAAAAAATAATACTGCTATAAATCTAATTAATTTGCGTCGCACTGAAAACTGTTTTCTAGTCTTTTAATATCGTACTGGTAATGCTCTAGGGCCGCGTCTATCAATATCCTAATTTCAAAAGATAAATCAAACGGAACGTCATTTTCGTTTAATGATAAAAATTTACCACTTGTAGAATAGAAAAAAAATGTACATTGTTCGTACGGTGTAAGTGCGCGCAGTGCTTCTAGGCGCAAAATCTTAGATTGTAAGCTGGCTATTTCGCCCAGGATCTTACTGTCGGTTTTAAGGTGCATATTTAGGGTTTTTTGTTTGTCGTTGGTAAAATTATAGTAAAAACGTTTAAACTACCAAATTTATTTTATTAGGGCATAAAAAAGCCCAGTATAGATATACTAGGCTTTCTTTTTGTACTAAACCAAATCAAATTTATAAACCAAACTTGCTTCTTTATGCTAAAAAATAGGCTGCTTCTCCAGCTCGTCGTCTAACTAAGGCGTCATAAACTCTAAGAATGCCCGTTTTATTGTCTTTTGCCTTATTATAGGGTGCAAAACCTTTTGCAACTTCATTTTTAGGTTTACCAGCGTTTAAATCCTTTAATAATTGGCTATTTCTTAAACCTGACTTTCCACCAGGCGCCCCTAATCCAATGTTATAGGCTAAAGAAACTAGAGCAATCATTTGATTTTCTGTTACTGGTACTTTAACCATACTATCTACTCCATTAAAAAACTTTTCAGTAGACTTTATCAGCCACCTTTTTGCGGTTGCGCGGTCTACAACATCACCCGCTTGTACTTTTCGATTTTTATCCCAATTCCAACCTTCGCCATGCCCTACCGACCATTGAGCGCTATCCCATTGGGCTTTACTCACAAAACCTTCAAATTTAGCAATATAATCTGCTAATCTATCGGCTATTTGCGAATATGTAACTTTACCAGCTGTTTTTTTACTATCCATAATTATATATATTGCAATAGCAACCGCCAGGGCTATTACATATTTTTTTTTCTGTGTCATTAATTACGTCCGTTTAAATCTACATTACTATCCTTAGCAGCAAATAAACCAATACCGCTTAAAATTGCTGCAATTCCAGTATGTAGATCACCTTTTAAAATTGTTGCTATACCAGTTATTAAAGTACCTAACCCGAATAATGATGTTTTCCAATTTTTAAACATAAAATTATTTTTTAGTTACAAAATCAAGTTTTGTTTCAATGCGCGCCAGCCTATCCAATATTTCAGTATTGGTATTATTGTGCCTGGATAGATCCCGTTCAATTTTATCTAACCTATTTTTGGTTGTAAAATAAAAGCCACCGCCAGCGGCAATAAAAACACATATACTAAATAACAGTTCTGTCGTCATTGCTTTCGTCTTTTAATATTTCCTTAGCTACTGCGTTGTAAGCGTCGGCTGCTGTCATTGCTGCCGTTAAGTTTTCAAATAAACCGCTTTTGCTAGCTGCGTCTAAAATTTGTTTTAAAATTGCAAGTGCTTGTTTGGTTTCCATTTGTTTAGTATTTAAAGATTGATTAAGCTAATGTAATATTTAACTCAGTTGCGGCCCATTCGTACGCCCACTCGTTAACGTCTGGTTGTGCGCCCCACTGATCGTATGTTGGCTCGCCCATTGTTAAATTGCCGTCTGCAAGTTTTACTTCTGCGCTATCTAATAACTGCCAGTAAAATGTTGCACTATTAAATAAATTGTCGTTAATGATAATTAAATTAAAAACAGTTGCTATTTGTTGCTGTCCGTTTACCCAAATTTGAATAGGTTGTATTTGTTTCATATTATTTTATTTTTATACTGCTGATGTTGATGCTAATAAATAATATTGAACTCCGCCAATAACTATTGATACTTTATTTGTTACTGTATTTAAAACTGATGAAGTTACTGTATTATTAATAGCAATAGGAAAACTAAAGGTTCCAACATTTGTAGAAGCATTAAATCCTAAAACAGTATTTGCATTAGAAACTAAACTCAAAGCAACACCAGTTTGTGCTAACACTTGCATATAATTAGAGCCAACACCAATATAACCTTGACTTGCAAAAGTTAAAAAATTATCTGTTGAACCAGCTAGTGCAATTACACCTCTTGTTGATGATGGAGTAATAGAATAAGCCCCACCACCTGAAATAATACCATTTCCAGAAGATGTTGATAATACTCCATCAAATCTACCAGCACCATTAACTTGAAGTTTTTGGCCACCGTCTGTTGTTGTTCCAATTAAAAAATTTCTTGATGCGCTTATTCTAGCTGCTTCCTGGACGCTAACGGCCCCGGCGTCATAAATACCAAATAACATTGGGCTTGCGGTTGTGCTTCCATTGAAAATACACATATCACGATCTGCACTACCTTGGATAAAATTGTTTACTCCAGTTGAAATACCAAGCCCAGCGCGCTTTGTTGAGCCGCTTTCTGCGTTGTCAATACGCAAACTAGGTGCGCTTGCACCAACAATCTGTACTCCATTGTCGCTAGTTGCACTTGATACCACTAATTTACCAGATCCAACAGTAGTAGTGCCAATTAATACTTGGCCCGTTGTCTTTTTAACGGTTAAAGATTGTAGTGATCCTACTACGTCGAATATTTCAAAGTCATTGGCACCAGCGTTGTATAAATTACCAATACGCCACAAACTAGATCCACCATTTTGAAAAGCTATTCTAGTATCATTTGTAGCAACTGTTTGATTAAGTTGCAAAACTGTATTTGTTGCGTTATGTACATCTAAAGCCGTTCCTGGTGTGTTTGTATTAACGCCTAAACGACTATTTACAGTATCATAAAACAAATTATTTGTGCCAGTAATTGTACTTGCACCGTTCCAATATGTTACTTGTCCGGCTGCACCAGTTCCAGTAACTGTACCAGTTCCAGGGCCACCGATTAGATCCCAGGTTGTACCGTTATCACGGTAAAATGCAAAAGTGTCTGTTGATACAAAGATCCTACCAACAAAACCAGCTGCGGGCCTATTGGCTAACGTATCGGCGTAAAACGCCGGCGTTTGTCTTTGGTTTAATATGGATAAATCTATGTTTGGCATTATAATAAGTAATTTTTCTTAACAGTTACTAGGTTATTAAAGCCCCCTGAATTAATAAAGTTAGCAAAGAAGCGACGTGTTGTAAATTCGCCCTGGTTGCCTTCTATTTGTAAACTTTGATTTTGTTGCAGCGTTACGCTTTCAATTTGTACGGCATTAGATCCGTAATTGATAAATAAAATACTATTACAGTCACTTGTAACGTAACCGCTAACGTCATACGTTATAAAGTTTACGTCGTATTTTATTAGATCCGCTGTTACTTTAAAATCGGCCATTTTGTTTTTTATTAAAGGTGAAAGTAAAATTAAACAGTGTAAGGTACGCCCACACGTTTAACTCCGCTTACCTGGTTAACGTAATAAGTTATATATCCTTCGTCTTGTTTATGATCTAGCTGGCGCATTGGCTCGCTAAAACTTTTTATTTGATCAACAATGCTTACAGCTTCGGTTGTTACTCCTGGTTGCATTTGTGCGGCTGCTGGTGTGCTTGATCCTGGAACGTCCGGCATACCTGGTTGTGTTACTGTCATTACTGGTTTCTTTTTATACATAAAGAAATACCAGTAAGCTGCGCCCGCTGCTAGAAGTAATATTAAATTTTTGTTTTTCATATTTCAAACATTGTTTTTTCTTCGTCCGTTAAAATATCTTCAATATCAAAACCACTTTTTAATGGGCCTATTTCAATAGATCCTTTACGCTTTCTAGTAGCCGCGTAAATAATTACGCCAGCTAATAAAAGTAATATTAATGTACTGCCTTTTGTTTTCATCTTAATAGTTTTTTAAACCGTTAACGTATTTTATTAACTGGTTTACTTGATCTGCGCTAAAACGATCTGCGGGCCAACTTAAAGCGCCACCACCTTGCATCCAGTTTAATAGATCTTTACCTTTTACCTGGTTAAATTTGTCTACTAAATAACTTACTTGGCTTTTTGTTTTAAGTTGTTTAAATACGCCTAAAACTGCATCAAAATCATCATATACCCATCCTGGTGCGTTCCAAATAGTATTTATAAATTCATTTACTTTTGCAGTTGTTATAATAGTCGCTCCAGTTTTACGCCAATAGTTCGGATTCCAGGGGCTACCTGGGTTTGTTGACTGTGCTTCAATTTCAATTTCTGCATCACTTTTAGTTAATCCTATACTTTCTAAAAATGGCTTTAATATTTTAGTATAACCAAAATAGATTGCTATTCCACCTATAATTAAAGTGCTATTATCTTTTAAAAAATTATCTTTAGCCATTATAACATATATAAAAGTGAACTAAGTTTTGAGCTGCTCATTTCATTTAATTTTCTTAAATGATCTATTGTTACTCCTTTGCTCATTAATGATCTTAAAATTTCTGTCGCTTCTGCTTCGTCGTCAATTCCGGCTAATGCAGTTGCAGTACCACCTTTGGCAAACATTCCAGCCACTAGGCCCATTACTCCAGTTACAATAGCTTGCTGCAATTCAGGATTGCTAAGCATTGCATTAATTGGGCTTATTGGTTCTTCTTCTTCTTCTTCTAATTCCCCAATGGCTTCTAAAGCCGTTAATCTTGTTTGAAGCATACTATTTTGCTCAACAAGTTTTTCCAATAACATTTCAGTTCTAGGGCTTCCCATTGATCCCATTGCTTGCATTGGCATAATTGATTGCGGCCTATTTAACTGAAAAGAAATAGAAGTAAGGATAGGCTCTTTTTTCCTACCCTTACTAATTTTTTCCTCGCTAATAACTTGTATTAAATACGGATTGTAATTTTCTATATTATTGCGCAGCTGGGTTAATGCGTTTACAAGTTCCTGGCGTCCAATTTCTTTTTCACCAACAAAGTTGTAACGCAAATATTGTGCTGTCGGGTTAACGCCAGCAAATATTTTATATTCGCTTCCTTCTGCTGCGTCATAAAAATTTATGACTTCATCAATAGTAAATATTTCGGGCCTAAACGCTGCCATAATATAAAAATTTTACAAGTAGTAATAAATACCAAAACTGTATGCCACGTTTGTAGTAGCTAGAGCAGTTGAAGTACTGATAAAAGATTTAGTCCAGCTAATATCAATATCATTCATACTTGGCAAATCAAAAACAAAAGGTGTAGAACTTTCTTGAATATTGATTAAACCAACGATTGGGATATTATAAATTAACTGAAGATCACCTTGGTATAAAGTCAAAAATGATTGCTTTGCGTCCGCTACTGTAACTGGTGTTGATCCAGTCAAAGGCGTCTTACTGATTGCTCCCGCAACGTAAACCTGCACTGCTTCAATCTTGGCGTTTCTTAATTGTGGTAAGTCCGGGAAATAAAAACGCGTTAGTGTTGATCCACTAGGTACGTTAATTTCCACCGCTTCAAAACGTTTGATACGCATATCTTAAAATTAATAATTAAAAAAGTTGCCGGTAATATCCGACCGGCAGCGGCGGCGTTTAAGGCCCGCCAGGCACATAAGGTTAATACTATTTAACAGTAGTAACGTTTTGACATAAGATACCGCGTTGTAATACACAAATAAAGCTATTTGATGTAATTGAAGCTGGCGCACCGTTTGCAGTCAACTGGAAGTTGATGTTAGCGGCACCGTTCATTACGATACCTGGCTCTACTGGATAAAAAGCGTCGCTAGAAGCAGCCCACTGATCAATAGTGTATTGAGCCGGTGAAGTTGCAGTTGCGCTGTTAAAGTTTGTATTTTGTTGCGTTTGAGGAACAAAATAGTGACGTGCTACGTCCCAAGCTGGTAAGATCTGCTCGTTATTAATAGTAAGGTTTAAAAAACCGTTATAAATACTCCAAAGATCATCATCACTTGAACTTGTAAACGCTGTTGCATTAGGGTAAGTGTACAACTTTGCAGCTGTGTTAGTACCAGTACCAACGCCAATTAATACAGCGATTTCAGTAGTTACGAAAATGTCTTGTAAGTTTAGACGCTTTTCGTTTACGCGGCTTGCACCGTTTTGTGTATCGTTTACAAGTACCGGGATGTGGTAGTTTGCAATAGAAGTGCTTAAAGCTACTTCTGAACGAAGGTAAGATTGTGTTAATTTAGCGTGGTCTACTGAATAACCTAAACCGCGCACTAGGGTTTTCGCATTTTCGAAAACCATTCTGCTTCCCATTTGAGTTGCCATTGTTATAAGTTTTTTATTTTTTTAAATAAAGGTGAAAAGAAAATAATTAACAGCCTTCTTCATCCAGGCCAGCTATTGACGGCGTCATATAGCTTTTGTCAACTAAACCCTCTCTGTTGTAATAAGCAGCGATTGAAGGTGCTTTGTAACTTACATCACTAGCAAATGCCCCAATACCGTTTAATACTCCAAAAGATTGTACAAGTTTTAAACCGCCCACAGCGATCATACCAGCCGCAAGGCCTTGGCCAGCTGCTCCTTTTACAAACTTAGGTAAGAACAAACCAACTGCAACT